TGTTTTTTATTGTATAGCGATAAACATTGACTAAAACCGACGTGAAAAAGTGTTTTTAGTGTCCGTCTGTCCTCTCTAAAAAAAAGGTAAACCTCTAGAAAATATATAAAAAGCACTACACGTCGTGCATATAAAAAGCACGTATTTACTACCTAGTTTATACCCTCCTTTTTGCGAGGACGCGAGGACGCCTGTATCGGGGGTGGTAGGACAGAATCAAAAGGCGAAAAACAGTTGACAAAACGACATAATGCGGGCAAAAACACATCATGGAAACAATAAAACTATCAATATCAGTCATGGCGCACCCTTCCCGCGCTCAATATTTCCCCTATTTGTCCGATAATCTCGGCATTCCGGTATCGGAGTTCTGTATCGATCAGAAAAACTGCCTTTTAGAGAACTCAAAAGCATCATGGCTGAAACATGATCCGCAAGCCGATTTCCACTGTGTGGTACAGGACGACTCTGTATTATGTGAAAACTTCCGGGAACGTGCAACCGCCTTTATCACAGAACAGGAAAACCGCCGGATAAATGAAGGCCGTCCGCCACAAGGGTATAATTTCTTTTTAAAGCAAGACAGACGCCTGACTCCATTATGGCCTAAAGACGGGGCGTATACGGATAATGTGACGCGGGCAGGTATCGCGATTTGTTTACCTGTGGCACATATCCCCGCTATGCTTGTTGAGTTTGACCGGCAGACATCCCGGCACGATGACGATAGGATATCCGAGTATTGTAAGCGCGTCGGTATAAAAATAAAGTTTCCCGTTCCATCCCTTATCAATCATCGTATCGATGGAGAATCCCTCGCTAATAACCCGATTGGCCTTTCCGCGTGGAAACCGTTTGGTATTGAACCTGTTACCATACCGAAGATCATTCATCAATTGTGGATCGGCAACCTACCTGCTCCGGAGAAGTGGTTAAACACATGGAAGGAATTTCATCCGGGATGGGAATATAAACTCTGGACGGAAAAAGAAGTATTCGGCCGGAAATGGATAAATCAGCCGCATATTGATTATTTTAACGCCCGTAGAATGTGGCCGGGCGTATCGGATGTATGCACGTATGAGATATTACATGAGTATGGCGGGTTTATGATTGGGGCAGACGCGATATGTCTCGCGCCAATAGACGAATTGTTTTACAATGACTTTGATTCATATAGTGTATGGGAAAACGAACGAATACGCCCCGGACTCATATCACCGCTTCACGCGAGTGTAAAGGGAAGTGTATTTGCAACAGAACTTATTACAGGGCTGAATGATTGCACACCAACTGGTATACCATGGCGGACGGTTGGCAATCTTTACATGGGTAATATGTATCGGCAGACAAAGGCGAAAGTGCATATATTTCCATCGCATTATTTTATCCCGGAGCATTTTATGGGTGAGACATACACGGGGACAGACAAAATATATGCGCGTCAAATGTGGGGATCTACTCGACGGCGATACGCGGAAGGAATTTAAAAATGGAAAAAGGAGACAACAAAGTGAATACTGTATTGCATGATATTTTGTATGAAGTAACAGGAAAGAAGTTCATAATGTTAGGCGACGGACAGATCGAGTATATCTTGAAAAATCTTGCGTCAGTGTTGCATTTACCGGGCGATGTGGTTGAACTAGGGTGTAACGTGGGAATGACGTCAAGCTACCTTCAAAGGCTTATAAAAGGGATGAAGGTTAAAAAGAATTTTCATGTGTACGACTCTTTTGAAGGACTGCCACCGAAAACTGTGGAAGACGGATTAACGCCGTGTGACAAGGGAGCGTCGAAAGTATCAACGGAAATGTTCAGGAAAACATTTAAAGATGCAAAGGTTGAATTGCCTGTTATCAATATAGGATTCTTCGGCGATATTGCGGATGGGCTGTACCCGGATCAAATATGCCTTGCGTTTTTCGACGGTGACTTTTATAGCTCAATCATGGATAGTTTCAAAAAGGTGTATCATAAGATGACGCCGGGCGGAATTATCCTTATACATGATTACGAATATGAACCTTTTCCCGGAGTGAAAAAGGCGTGTGATGATTTTTGCGCAGACAAACCGGAAAAAGTTATACGTGGTATGAATGGAATTGGTATTGTGGTGAAACAGTAATGGCGGACGCGAAAAAAGAAAAAGTATTAACACCGAAAGAACGTATTTTCATATCTGAATATCTAGTTGATTTCAATGCAACGCGGGCAGCTATTAAAGCGGGGTACAGTAAAAAGACAGCAACAGCGATCGGCAGCGAGAACTTAAGGAAACCTCATATACAAGATGGTATTGGCGAAGAGGTTGAAAAGATTCTTCGTGATAGTAAAGGTTTGGCGCTCCGTGTGGTGCGTGAGTGTGAAAAGATTGCATTCGGAAAAATATCTGACGTGATGGAATTTGACGACGAAGGTGTAACGTTGAAGTCGTCAGATGAAATTGATACGTCAACGATTGAGTCGATTAGTTTTGATTCAACCGTTTTACGGTCGAAGGATAAGAAAAGTAAAGATGACGTACTGTCAGTAAAAAAGCGCGTTAAACTTTACAGTAAAGAAAAGGCGCTTGAAATACTCGCGAAGTATACCGCGCTTTATACAGACGCGCCGAAGGTTGATTTGAATTTGAATATCGACGAAGATAAAGTTGCGGACATACTGGCACGTCATGGCGTTAGTAAATCAAAAGATTAATCATATAACGTTGCTGGACGAATGGTTGACCGAGCCGCATAAGTTTGGTCAACTACTCGGCTACGAAAAATTAACGCCGCTTCACGGTGAATGGATAAAGCTCTTTTTACTTTATGCAAAGTTTGACGTACTTCAAGCGTTTCGCGGATCGTATAAAACGACGTGCGGCGTAGTCGCGATGGTGCTATTGTTTTTGTGCTTTCCTGATATGCGGCTTTTGATAGTACGAAAAACGGGCGATCTTGCAAGCGACATTTTGCGAACAATTCAAACTCATTTTGAAACAAGCGACGTTCTGCGCTTGTATATGTATTCACGATGGGATATTGTCGACGTAAAGACTAAAATATGGTCAAGCGAGCGCACACGCTTTGCGTTCAAAAAGACGGTGACACCACAGCCCTCACTCATGGCGGTCGGCGTGGGTGCATCCATCACAGGCGGTCACTTTGATTATATATGGGCGGATGACATATCGACAATGGATGACAGATACAGCCCCGCAGAACGGCGCTGGACTATCGCGTATTTTAGAGAACTTGAAAGCCTTATTGACCCATTAGGGCAGACGAGACTTTCCGGCACGCCGTGGCATGAGGAAGATGTCTTTTCTATTATAGATAAAAAGCATTTTGAAGAACGGCGCTTTCCCTTCGGCACCGTGCCGCTGCCAGAAGATGAGCTTGACGAAATCCGCGCACGAAAAGGCCGTCTGCCTTATGCGGAGTGGTGTTGTAATTATGAACTCCGGCACGTGCAAGACAACGACACAATCGGCACGTTTGAAACAGCACTTGTATGGGACTGTCAATACTGTGTGGCGTTTATCGATCCGTCGTTCAGCGATAAGACGGACACGGACGCGACAACCGTTGCCGTTGTGGGTGTATCGAAAACGGGCAAGATACTTTTTACCGGGTTGAAGCTCCCTAAATCAATATCTGATGTGACGACAGTCGACGCGGCGCTTGAGTTTCTTAATCGTTTTACACCTGTTGAATCTGTGATTGAAACGCAGTTGTCAGATACCGGGCGTGTGTTCTTTATTGACGCATTTAAAAGACGGGAATACAAATATCCGATTAAAAATCTGTGGACAACAAAGCATCAATCACGTAATAAACATGAACGAATTGCGGCAACGGTGATTGCGAATAAGCCCGATATGCAGATACTCGACGGAACACAACAGGAGTTTTCGCTCGGTGTGTCACGTTACTATAAAGGTGTTGCGCATGATGATGAAGCGGACGCAGTCGCGGGCGCTCTTGAGCATTTAGCAACGTCGCCGATTGTTGCTGAATATGCGGCAGCTATAACCGTGTTAGCGAGGTATTGATATGAGTAAAAAAGAAAGCAATCCTTTACCGCCGAAAGGAACGAATCGACCAACACCACCCGCACCACCTTTACCAGGCGGTGGTTACCAGCCATTACCGACGGGAAAGAAAATGTCTCAGCCACCGAGGAGACCGTAATGCAAGTGAGATTAGGGGCTTTGCCCGGTTCTTATGAAGACGGTATCACGTATGCTGAAGTTTTAGCAATTAACCACTTCGGAAGTGAAACAATCCCGCCGCGCCCGGTGCTTCGTATGGGCGCGGAACGTATCGCGGCAAAGTTTGTCAAGGAACGACTGAAAGCATATATGATAAACTCTGTCAGAAATCCGAGGGATGCAAAACGCCTTGAAGTGGTGTTTCTTCAGGACATGGGACGGCAAGCAGTAAAGGAAGCGAAAAAGATAATTAAGAACGGCGGAGAGTTACAACACAACGCACCGGCAACCGTTGCAAAAAAGGGATTTGATCACCCGCTTTATGTGGAAGGAACACTAATGAAGAAATTATCTTATGAGGTCACAGAATGAAACAACAAACTCCGGCGCGGTTTATCCGCCCCGTGCAAGAACTTGCGACGCTTGTCAACGTGCTTGAAAAGCTTCACACGATGCCGCGCGACGAAGTGCTCTTGAACACAAACATGGTCAGTGAAATTCGCAACGCAGTTAACGCTGATCACATAAATACGATCGTAAACAGTATCGCGCGCGAATACGAAGAAATGCGGAATGAAACGCGCGTTCCCGCGACAAGTGAAAACACGCTTTTGTTTGCATACGCACAGCGTGAGCATAAAAGAATAGCGAGCGCGAAAGGTGAAAGTTATGTGACGAAGATTGTCAACGCGGATGATCTTGATAGCCTGAAAAAGAATAAAGCGCCCGACAAAGCGACACGCGCCGCAGAACGGAATTTCTCATCAGTGTTCAACTCTGTGTATGCAAACGGCGCGGTAAAAATCAATGTCCCCGGCGATCCGTCAACGCTTATGTCGTATATTGACTATTCACCGTACCGTGTGAACTACTCGGAATATCTTTCAGTGCCTACGCTTTCAGAAATGGTTGACCGACCTATCGCGATGGCACTTAAAAAGCCGTTCAAAGTAAAATCAGAAAACGAGAACTTTACCGCCGCACTTGAAACAGTGTTTAAAAAGGTAAAACTGCAATCAGTCATTAAAGACATGATTTTCAATAGTGTGTTGTCTCCGCGCGGCGCGTTGCTCGTACCAATTCAACGCGGCGATCGTGTGACGTTTAACGTGTTTAATGATACACAGTTTGCGTATGGTATGGGCGCGAGTTATTCAGGACTTACTGCGCCGTATGACAGTACCCGCGTCGGTGATCTGTATTGTTTTGGCGCAAAGCTCACGCACGGAGTGAGCGCGTTTTTCCTTTGTCCCGGTTACGAACCGCTTTTTGGTGTGGGTCTTAATCGCGTGCCACAACTCCGGTCTGCGGCTGAAGCGTGGAACCTGTACGTACACATATTGAAAATCCTTCTTGTGCGTGCGCAAGTGATAATTGAGAAGATGGAAGGGGACGTTCAAACAGATACCGCGCTTGCGGCGATTCGCGGTCAGTTAATGTCTATTACACAGACAATGGGAATATCAACACCGATTGCGCAAGCGCGCGGGATGTCGCTTGACATTCTTAATAACAATATCAGTGAGGGGACAGCGAGCATTGCCGGGGTACTGCGCGACTTTGTGGCGTCAGTGACAGGGTTGTCACCTGAGTATTTCTTCGGCGGCGGAAATACAAATTATAGTCAAGCGGCGTTTCAAATCGCGTCAACAAATGAACACGTGCGGTCACGCTATCAGGTCGCGCAGATTGAACCAATGGCGCGATTTATTATCAACACACTTATACGGCATGATGCCACTATCGCGGCGTGTAACGTTGCCGAGGATGACTTTGACATTGAGTTTGAGTCGATCTATGAAGAAACAGAACAGGAAAAGGCGGCGCTTGCAAAGGATCGCACGGAGACACTTATCAGACAGAGAGAATACCCGGAACTTGAGGACGCATTCAAACAGTTAGGACTTTTGGATGATGACATTTCATTTAAAGGCATGCCGGATGACGGCGGAGAACATAGCGACGGGGAAACGGATGACGAAGGAAATTCTGAGTCTGTACTATCTAGGCCGCTTGCGTGATAGACGTTTTTGAAAAGTACGCGCCACAATGGCGACGGGCGGTAAAAGAATTCGCTCGCGCCGTGTGGAATGACGAGGACAGCATCGACGCCCGCGCCGAGTACGACAGCCGGGCGCGGTTGTTTTCAAAACGCTATCGCTACGCGCTTGAACGGTATTACACTGACAAGGGTATGCGGGTTTACCGTGGTACGCTCGACGGGAAAGTAAAAGAATGGTTAAGTGTTCAATATGCATTGCGCGACTCTATCCCTGAAATGGTGAAAGACAGGCAGAGCGAAATTGTGCAAAAAGAGATTGCCCGTCTGCAAAAAGAGAAATCCTACACCGCGCAAGAAGCGTTGAATAAAATCTTTGACGCGCGAAAAGGCGAAAACGTATACAAAGTATTTTCGTTTAACGATCATTATAAAGACAAGTCAGAACAGATCGGTGATGATAACGCGTACGCGTTCGGCACGTCGATAAACGAAGGAATTATAAAAGAGTTTTCTGACCGCTATATCTGGGACACGCAACGGGACAAGCGTGTGCGGTATACACACCGCAAATTGCAAGAAAAATGTTTTCTTTTTGACGATCCGCCAACTACAGTCACAAAAAGCGGAAAAGAACACAAAGGCAATCCGGGTACTGATTGGGGCTGTCGTTGTTATGCGCGGATTCCTAACAAACCGGTAAAACCACTACGGGGGTATATAGTCTATGAGCGTTAGGGGATTGTATGATTCTAAAACAGGCGACAGGCTCGCCCGGCAGACGTTAGTAGCGTATCACGAAGACGAACGAACAAGGAAAACACCGGAGCGGAAACGGGGATTGTGCGCGTGCGGTCGGGAACTTGCACGGCCATATATTCAGCGGAACGGCGTCAACGTGTGTACGGTATGCGCAAAGAACATACCGAGGAAACGCGGCGGGCATAAACCTGTCAACCACTGCGCGTATTGTGGTAAAGTGTTTCCCCGGCTGAAATTGGTTATACGTAAAGGCAAATTGTATTGTGATAGGTGCAAGATTGCTTTTTAGATTGACTCTTTTCTCATTATGTAGTTGGGGTATAGATATATGAATTTATTCCGTAAAATTATGGCAAGAGCAAAAAACGACGCGGGTGAACGTATTGAGTCCCTGCGTTTTTCAGTTCCCGCGCTTCGTGTGGGTGTGCTGGAATACGGCGCGGGGCAGCTTCAAACAGGCAATACCGAGCTTGAAGGAAAAGCGGTCAAACTTTACTATCCCCCTGAAGCAGTATCAGACGAAAAATTCCTTAAATCACTTGAAACTGCGCCGGTTGTCGTCGGCGGCCACGATTCCACTACAAACGAACAAAACAAAAAGATTGACGGGTGGGCGCATAACGTCTTTTTCGATTCTACCCTTAACGCCGCAATGATTCAAGGCGTGGTTAAAGGCGCAAAAGAAGTCGCGTATATTAAAGGCAATCTTGGTACGGATGGCTTCGGCGCGTCTGCGTTTGTTGACATATTTAATCTGAAAGTTGAAAACGGGGTCACGCCCGACGGACAGGAATATAACGCGATCGCGAACGAACTACAGGCGACTCATGTCGCCCTTGCGCCGCGTGTGCGTGATCCTAAAAACAAACTTCAAGTGACGAACGCGGTATGTGTACGGAATACCGGAGAGATGGTAGAAGTTGAAAATGCCATTGATGAGGATTATTGGTATAGGGAAACAGAAAAACGTACCCGTGAACTTAAAAGCGATGACGACCGGCGCGGGCTGACCACGTGGCTCAGAGACTGGAAAAACACGCCTGAAAAATCTTCCGAACGAAAAGCGGCGGCAAAACGTATAGACGCACAACTGAAAGAAGTCGCAAATACTACAAACACGGAGAACGACGATATGGAACTATCAGACGCGCACATAAAAGCACTTGTTAAAAACATGGCCGAGGAAATGGCGCGGGAAATACGGCCGACGACAGCAAAAAATATCCGCACAGCCGCCGAAATTACATGGTCAAACGGCGACACTACCCGAACAGACGTCAATGGAACAGAAGAGACCGTTCGTAGTTATTATAAAATAGGGCAAGAATTTAACATCGGAAGCGGCGGAAAAGACAAAATGGTAAAAGTTAAATCCGTTAAAATACTGAAATAAAAGCGAGGTTCAAAATGACAGAACAGGAAATCCGCGATATAGCCAAACAGGCTATGCGTGAGGTAGTCAGTGCAAAAAACACTGACGACCGTATGGATGAGCTGGAAGGAAGAGTTGATAAGATCGGCAACGCGCTGAACGAGATCAACGAAAAGCTCGACGGCAAAAAAGCTGAGGGCGAAAATGCCGCTTTCGAGGGCAAAGAAACCGAGAAGGAAGAAAAGGAAGAAAAGGAAGCAGAGGAAGGTGCGGCAGTTGAAAACGCGAAACCGTCTCAGGACATGGTTAAAGCGTTTGCGACGGCATTCAACGTCGACTTCGGCGGAAAGACTCCTTCTTTTGCGACTCTTGCGACGTTTGCCGGTGTGAAAGAAACTGACCCCGTGGCGCGTGTTGCGGCTGTCAATGCAAAATTTAAAGAGATGCAGAATGCGACACCGGCGACCGGTTCAGCGTCTGGCTCTGTTATGGAGGTATTCTAATGCCGGGTATGAGTCTTGGTATAGGGGAAACAAACCCCAAACGCGGCGCGGTACAGTTTGACGCGCGTCGTATCGATGGCGTGAAATTCGTTATTCCGACCGCTGCGGGCGTTGCGTCTGCACCTATCGGAAGCGTAGTCACACTACAGGAAAATTCAGCCGGGAAACAGATTATTGTTCTCGGCGCGGCAGCATACGAGGGCGCGGGATCGGATGAGTATTCAATCATCGCAGTCGGTTTTCTTGAAGCGGCAACACAAGCCGATTCATCAATCAATCAGGTTGTCGGCTCGTACGTCGACGGTGATTACGTGTGCATGATAAGCGACGTGTCGGCGGTCGCGTCTGTACCGTATGATACAAACCATAAACCAGCTGTAGGCGGAACAGTGTACGTGACTGATGCTGGTATTCTCTCAAGCAGCGCGTCAGGAACTATCGCGTTCCCCGGCTCTGTGTGGTACGGCACTCCCGGAGTACAGAACACCGGTCAGCTTAAAATCGGATACGCATTTGCGCGTCTCGCGTCTGTGAAGGTAGGTTAACATGAAGAAAATAACATCGTCACAGATCGGTGAACAGAACTATCAAAATTGGTACGTTGCGCGTAATGCATACGCGGACGCGCACAGAAAAGACGGGTGCGTCGCAGTCAATGAAGTGACCGCACGCGCTGAATATAAGGCGCTGACTGAACAGCTTCTTGCGGTGTCTAACACTTCACACCCCGGTCATAACGATGCAATCGCCATTCTTCGTAAGAAGTTCGACGGCGCGAATTTTGACCATGTGGTCGATATGGCGCACGGACTCCGCGGCAAGCTGAACGGGATTGCACAGAACGCGATTAAAAAAGGCGTGAGCGTTGAAAACGCGCAGGCAACCGCGCTTAACGCGTACTTCGGTAATCCCGGATACGATCAGTTCGCGGGACTCAATCAGCTCGCAGAACAGCTTTACGAGCAGTTGACTTTTGCGGAATCCTTCATCAATGAAGGCGACGCGGTTCAGCTTTCGCCCGAAATGGCGAACTCTGCCGGCGCAATCAGTCGTTTCCGT